AACGAACTACGACTACGACTACAAATAACAGGTACGCAACGACACTCTTACACTAATAAACTCTTTTTATTTTATATTTACTAAAAAAATACACATGTTTTTCTCTCTCTCTCTCTCTCTCTCTCTCTCTCTCTCTCTCTCTCTCTCTCTCTCACTCCCTCACTTATTCTTCCCCGCTATCATCATCGTCGCTTCCCAACACAATGTTGAACGCGTCCTGGCTGTATTCCGCAAACGCGTCGCGTTGATGCACGGCAATCACGGCAGCAATCCGCGCATTGATTGCAAGTTCGGTCACATTGCGCGCATGGTTAATCGGCAACTCTGCGAATAACCGCCGCTCAAAATTCGCCCGCGAGTACTGCAAATCAATGTAGCATTTCCACATCGCATAATGCGCCCTAGCCCCCGCCGGGTTGTTGATCCAGTCCACCGCAATCATGCCGCACACACCGGACAGCTTCCCGAACCGGCGCTTCATGCTCCAACTCGCGAATTGAAACACGTCCGTCAACAATCCGAAATACCATCGCAGAAAGTCAATCACGCGACGCTCGCCCTCCGCATCCACGCCCGTTTCAATCAGCGCGCGGCCGTTTTGCATGAATGATGTGGAAATGCACTCCGCGCGCTGATTGATGAGTCCAAGCATGAGACCAACGCAATGATTCAACCCGCTGCGCCCTTTGCCGCCGCCCAGATTGCGCCACATGTATTGGCGAATGAGCGGTCCGAATTCGGACGAGCCATTTAGCCGGATCAGCAGCTGCATCGCCGCGGCGTCCTTGCGATTCCAGTACTTGTCATTGTCCGTGAGCGGTTTTCCGCTGTTGAGGCGTTCAAAGATCTCGCAAATGGTTCCGTCAAACGCGGTCTGGCTCATCGTCCGATCTTTCTTGAAAATGTCCAACTGCACCACGTAGTTGTTGAATCGGGCGCGTTCATCCGCGGTCAGTTCACTGTACAATTTGCCATCCCACGGAAACTTGCCCGCCACGAACTCCTGCAGCGCACCCATCCGGGTTTGGCCGTCCTGCACGTTGAAATACTCGTCGCCATTCTGGTTCGGATCGTTGTGTTTTGTCAGCGTGATTTGACCGATCGGATAATTGGACATGACCGAATCCACAAGTCGTTCCTTGTTTGATTGCGGCCACGAAGGGTGGCGCTGATGGTCGGGCACACGGATAGGTTTGTTGCTTCCAGTTCTGTCCAACGGATCAAATTGATCCGGAGAAACGAGGCTGATCAATGAGCGGGTGGTTTGTTCGCGAAGTACGGGCATTGTCTGATTGTCTGATTGTCTGATTGTCTGATTGTCTGATTCAAAAATGCTTTCAATTTTTACTAAAAAATGAAAGAAAACAATATAAAGAATGCCGCGTGAATAAGTGTAACCAATCGCCACAACAACACAGCAACAACACAGGCATGCCCACACACGCCGAAGTCATCGCGAAATTCAAGGAGCTTCACACGAAATACCATTACACGCGCGGATACCTGATTTCCAGGGTGCCCGACGAGCTGCTGTCGCGCTTCAGCGACGTCCAATGGTGCGAAACATACAATTCAAATGTGTCGGATCGCGTGGACATTCTCGCAGTCCACGTCACCGTGCCTCTCATGGGACACAACTTCACCATGCAGTTTGACCGACCGCTTGTCATGGAGCACCGGTCCGAATTTGAGACCTACTTCGGGTTCGGCGGGCACTGTAACGGGTACGACCGCAATCGCACCATTGCACATTTCCCGGTCACAATGGATCCGAAAGTGGATCTGGATGCGATGCTTTCAACCGGCACGGTTGACGCGGCCTACGCAAAACAGGCAATTCTGCTGCTCGCCCTGGGCGGATACGTGAAATTGTGGGATGCAGTGCATGAATTTGAGAACTGGTTTGTGCGTACCGGCATCCCTGAATGCGCCGGGTTCATTGATGGCAAAGAACTCATGGCACACATACTTGACGTCATGCAGGTCGTCACCACGGCACTGTAATTAGATTTTCCTTCTACTATGCGATTTCCTTCTACTATGCGATTTCCTTCTACTATGCGATTTCCTTCTACTATGCAATTTCCTTAATTTCCTTCCTCCAACAAAAGGAGGAGGAGGATAAGGATGAGGAGACTTAGGAGGTCCCCGTACATACTTATCCAAAGCCTTATCCAACTCAAGGTTGGGTTCATCACATGTGCTAACATTAATGGGATGCCCCATAAATGGAGTATTAAAAATTGCGTCAGTCGGATGACTTTTTAGTATGACCATTGCAGTGGTGTCATTGTGTGTGTAAAAAATATGTGAAGCTTCGGTGTTAAACTGTTTCAGCCAAGTAGAACATATCACGATTAGTGACATGTATTGGAAGATTTAAAAGAATCATGCATTTTGACCGAGACATGATTTTATATTAGTTATGCGTTATGCATTTATATTTTATTTTATTTTCGTGGCGAGATTAGCAATACACCATAACTAATCCCGTCTAGCCATAATGCAGTACATCTCGGACATGTCGGCAATACATACATTAACGCACGAACAGTCGCCGGGCTTCGGATCCGCATTTGTATGCACGCATCGTGCATTACACCGCGCGTTTGCAATGAACGCATCCACTTCATCTCTCGTTTCCATGATTTGACATTTGGTTAAACAGGAACTGGTGCAATCATTGATCGGCGGCCCTCCGTGCGTCATCTTGCATTGTGTATCCATTTGGGACCTTGATTTGGAAAACCCGCGCATGTGCAGGAGCGACATGAAACGAAACATTTTATTTGGATGTGATAAATAAAATGTAATAGTTGCGTTTATGTCCGTTTTTTGATAAGTTAAAAATTTAGTGTTTATGCAAGGTGTTTTACAGGTTTCGCAGACATATTTTTCTGGAAAATCTATCAGATGATGCGTGCAATACGCGGATTACATATTTGTTGAAGAAGTCGGTGCCAACATTCGCTTTGATCCACTCACACGCTTCCATGTCCGGTGCCACAAGCAACCCCGCCCATTTTGTGAAAATTTTTCCACTACCCATGGGTTCAAACCGGTCGCCTTCTTTCAGCTGGGCAAATTTGAGGGTAATACAGTCGTCCTTCGGTCGGAGGTGCGTCATGGGCGCATGTATGCATGCATTGTATTTGAACCGCCCAATATTCAAATCAATTTTATTTTATTTTTTTTTGATAGATTTGTTGCGTCGCCTTTGGGAACGACGTTGGTTGGATGAACTGCGGCGGGTTCCTCCCCCCTGTAAAGGAATCATTTTGCCTACCGCATGTAATGTGCTATCGTTTTGTATGTTACGATCTGCCAATCTTTGTAACGGTTCGTCTAACTGCGTAGACCCAACCATAAGACTCATGGCTCCATGATTTGGGATCAATACTGAAACGTAATAATTGTTGTTTAAATAATCCAACACGTCTTGCACTGTCATTGTAGGGGAAAATGGCACATAATACAACATATCATTTACCATTCTCACGAAAATTTTATTTCCCATTCTTGATTGGACCTGTTCATTGTGTTCCATGGCGCGGGCTGCCATGCCGTCGTGCAAAAATGACGTGACTGCATTCAACTGGTTCCGCATGGATTGTTGCGACAAATCGGTCATTTTATGCAATTCGGCTTTTTGAGACTGTCTGACAGCCTTCAATGCCGACTTTTCAGCCAGTTTGGCACCTTTGTGTTGAGTATGCAAATCACGAAAATATACGGATGCAAAGTTGTGTTTCAAATATTCCATGACATATTCATTTGGATTTATGATGCCTGTTAATGAACGCAATGGGTTTCCTTCTAAATTTAATGATGTAATATTTGGTGGAAATTGCAATCTATACAACACCTTCAAATTATTATTTGATAAATTCAATACCAATAAACTAGGTGGAAATACAACTCCTTCAAATGGGGAACCCCATCTGTTCAATGGGGATATTTGATTATTTTCCAAATGCAACTCGGTCAATGAAAGTGGAAATTGCACTCCTGTCAATGATGTGATTCCATTGAAGCTTAAAATCAAACGCAATAAACCTATTGGAAATTGAACTCCTTGCAACGATTTGATTTTATTATTTTGTAAATTCAACAAGGTTAATCTGGGTGGAAATTGAACTCCTTGCAAAGAGGTGATTTCATTATCACTTAAATACAATTGCAATAAATTAGGCGGAATTCGAAATCCTGCAAATGAATTGATTTTAGTATCAGTTATACTCAATTCTAATAAACTAGGCGGGAATTGCACTCCTCTCAATGTTGTGATTTGATTACCATCTAAATTCAAGTCTAATAAATTGGGTGGGAATCGCACTCCGTTAAATGATGTGATTTGATTTCCGAATAAATTCAATCTCGTCAATCCATCTGGAAATTGCACTCCTGTCAACGTTGTGATTTGATTCTCGCTTAAATCCAACTCTAATAACCCATTCGGAAATATCACTCCTGCCACTGAATTTATTCGACAACGCTCTAATATCAATTCGGTCAGTCCAGGCGGGCATAAATTCAAGTATGCCTGCAGTTTTTGAAGAGTGTCCAATGGTATGGGAGGATCTGGTTGATCTAGATCTTGCTCATCATGTTGAGGTTGCTGCTGCTGAGGTTGCTGCTGTTGAGGTTGCTGGGCCGCAACAACTCGTGGTGCTGCAGCCGGTGCTGCTGCTGCTGCTCCTGGAACATTTCGCACTGGTTGAGTTCCAACTAATGCTGCAGGTCCTACACTTCCAATATTCTTAATCATGTCCGATAAACTACCCTTTGAGAACGACGCCAGGCCTGAAAACAGGCCTGACAACTTGGGTGGCGTTCCATCCGACATATTGGTTTGCTTATACCATATTCAAATACTAAATACAATACTGGATGACAAAAAAAATAAAATCGCAGCGAAAGATATATACATTTTCTCTCAATATATATATATATGGCAGAATCCATTGATTACAACACGGATTTAGAGCAGTTGTTGAAGACGCACGCGGAGGAGTGCGAATCGCTGTCCATCCTGCACCGCAACTCGTATGAAAAATACAACGGGCGGTCCAACTACATCAACATCCCGGTCATCATCCTGTCATCCGCGATTGGGTTCGCCACCGGTATTGACATCGGCTACGACAACATGAACATCATTCTGGGTGTGAGCAGTATTTTCGTGGGGATCATCAAGTCCATTGACACTTACTTCCAATTGGGTAAGCGCGCCGAGTCGCACCGACTCTGCTCCCTGCAGTTCCAGCAAATCAACAAGAAGATCCAGATTGAGCTCGCGCTCGTGCGTTCGCAGCGCGTGGATGCCAAAGACATGATGAACATCATCAAAACCGACATCAAAAACTTGTTTGACATTGCGCCTCTCATTGACCAGGACGTGATTGAATCCTTCCAGAAGAAGTACGGTCACCAAGTGGTGGGCACCCCCGGCAAATACACGTTTGACGCGCACACGCCCAATTTGTGCAACGGACTCAGTATCGTCACCGTCAATTCTGCGCGAAACAAGCAGGACTACGAAGAGAGATCCAGCCGCAAAAGCAGTCGGGACGGCAGTCCGTCACGCGACAATGGCGACAATGGCAACAATGGCAATAATGGCGACAATGGCAACAATGTCAACAATGGCAACAATGGCAACAATGGCAACAATGGCAACAATGGCAACAATGGCATCACCGTCGTGATTGATGGCGCCACAATTGCGAATGAATTGCAGCAGCAGCAGCAGCAGCAACGACTTGAACAACCGCACAATTTAATTCATTTGAATCAACAATTGCAACAAATGCAACAAATGCAACAATTGCAACAAATGCAACAAAATCAAGACATGAACGGATTCCATGCATCGGCTGATATCGTCACGCTTCAAAGTGCGCGTCAAAGTGCACGTCTTAGCGCTGCACCAAGTGTTCGTAGTTCAAGCGCTGCACCAAGTGTTCGTAGTTCAAGCGTGCCTCAAAGCGTGCTTCATAGCGTGCTTCATAGCGTGCCTCATAGCGTGCCTCAAAGCGTGCCTCATAGCGTGCCTCAAAGCGTGCCTCATAGCGTGTCTCATAGCGTGCCTCATAGCGTGCCTCATAGCGTGCCTCATAGCGTGCATCATAGCGCTGCACCCAGTGTTCGTAGTTTAAGCGTGCATCAAAGCGCTGCACCCAGTGTTCGTAGTTTAAGCGCACATCATAGCGTGCACGGCGACACAACCCCGCGTGAAGACATCATAATAGACGTGCAGGATGTGCAGGATGAAATCACCGGGTTGCACCTCACGCAAGAACAGCTGCTAGAGCTGCAACAGCTGCAACTGCAACAGCTGCAACAACAAATGATGCAAGAGTTGGAAGGAGAGGACGGGGTAATGATGTAATCCCCGTCGTCGCGGCTCTTTAAATTGATTTCGTTATATTTTTAAAAATTGATTTAAAAATACAATTGAATGCATGATAACCAGAACCAGAACCAGCTCATCTGCACGCATGGAACGCCGAATCAACGCCCGACTTGACGCATATTTGGTTGGATTTAAGAATGCCATTTCATCTCAGTTTGAAGCGGTTCGTCAAAAACACGCGGCTGCGTCTTCAGCGACAAATGCGACGACGATACACAAGGACTACGCGGAAATCATGGCCTTCATTTATTCGGCCGACAAATTGAAACTCTCCAAGGAGGACTTCATGAAACGGAAACGCATCAAAAACGTGGTTCCCGTTTATGACCGCTGCCATGCCAAGCGCGCCAACGGAGAGCAATGCACGCGTCGCAAAAAGGACGGGGGCGCTTGTTGCGGAACGCACGCAAAGGGCATCCCGCACGGCATGTTTGATATTTTGGAACCGGCCGTCACAAGTATCAAGGTGGACACGTGGGTGCAAGACATCAAGGGGATCATGTACCACATTGACAGCGAGGGCAACGTGTATGACCCGGAAGACATTGTGGCCAACACGATGAACCCCAACATCATTGCAAAATACGCAAAAAATGCAAAGGGAGAGTTCATCATTCCCGCATTCACCCCCGCATTCAACCCATGACCATGTACAAAAACAAGGGAATACTCGCCATTGCAAGCACAATGTAATACATGCTATCGTTAATTTCAAGCAGGTTCACCAAGAACGAAATGACGCGCACAACGATAATGAAAATGATCGGCGCGAGCACAAACCGTTTCATAATCGACGAGTCCATTTAATTGGGTTGAATTAATGTTTAATGTTTAATTTATTTAACAACCCGAGGTATACTACATAAATATATTTCTTTTATAGTTATGTGCTTTATTTGCCCATTTTATGACACGTTCATTATAACACGGTGTAATTGGTGAACTCGGGGTCATATTCGTCCGGCACGTTCTTCGCGTCAATTTCATGACACGACAGCGGAATTTGATTGTCGTACTCCTTAATGGTCCATCCGGGAACGCGTTTTTTCGTGTCATTTTTCACCGTGAAGGTGTATTCCCCCACATACGCCGAATTAAAATATCGGGTCCAGTCGCCGTTGATGTCGCGCAGCGCGAGTTTGGCCTTGATAAACGGGTCCTTGTTGGCCCAATACATGTTCAGTTCGGAACGGTCTTCGTCCCCATTCAAAAAAAATCCGCGACACCGCCCCAAAAACACGGCAAACCGGGCAATGCCGCCCTTGGTGTGTTTGCCGTGCTCGTTCGTGGTTAAGCTGGTTCCATCCGCCAATACATGCGCCTCCAACCCCATGGCATAACACGCGTACCGCATGGTTCCCATGAAATCGCCCGAATAATAGTACGGCCCAAAATGAGCCCGCGTGGACGACTTTTTCATGCCGAATGCCGCCATGTATGCGATGTAATTCAAATGCTTTCCAGCATAACATGCGCTCGGGGATTCCAGCGTTTGTCCGCGCGCCTTCAACTGCGTTATGGTCGGGTGTCTGTCAAAAAACGAAATCACGCGATCCGACATCGGGTAATTCATCATTCGTCGTTCGTTGAAAATTTCGCTGGACAATGCCCACCACCACCGATTTTTTGAGGTTATAAATGGAATGCTACTGTCCGCCGCTGCGGAATGCAACATATTGAAAAAAAGCGTGCATCGCTTTTCCCGTTTGGCGTAAATGAACCCGTCGTATTTCACCGCATCGTCCAGCAATTCGCTCTCATTCGCTGCAAATAATGCGCGCAACGGTGCGGTGCACTGTTCCACCAATCCCGTCTTGGTGTGTTTGGACAAAATGTACGGAAACGTCAGCTTGTTGCCACCTTTGTCGGTTGATTTGCCGTCCAAATACAGCAAAAATTCCAAAAATGGGATGCTGGACTTGGTGCGATTTATTCTGTAAATGCACATGTCAACCCGCGAGTCCAGCGGCAGATCCACGCGGTCGTCCACGTTGGTCTTCAGCGCATCCACAAACGGGTACGTCAAGTGTTCTTCCGTGATGGCGTCATCCGCATCATCATCGCGTGATGCAATCTCGCTATTAATGCTGTCCACGTAAATGTTGGTTTCTAGCTTCATTGGTTGTCCCGGTGTCCCTCTCATAAGATGACCTGTTATTTATTATTTTGAGATTTTTCGGCGAATGGAGTCCTTGACCTTCTCTTGGCGCGAATCCATGATGAACTCGCTCAGCTTCTTGGCCGCGTCTTCGTCATTGTAGTGCTGCATCAGGGCTGCAAACAGGCTCGTCTTGTTGATCGGCGCCTTAACCTTGGTCTTGGCATACACCAGCTTGCCGTCGTTGATGTCAAACACGTCAATCTCGTTGCTCTTCATCACGTTCACCAGCGCATCGGTCAGAGTCTTCTTATTGTCTCTCAGCGTCTTCAGTTCCTTTTGCAGATTGCGCATCCCGTTGTCCGTTTCAATCCAGGATTTGATGTACTGCACCAATTGGGCCTTGGTCTCGGGGCCGGCCTTGGGCTCGTCCGTTGCTTCACTCATTGTTGCAATTGTGTATAATATGGATACATCAAATTATATTTATATCGTTATTCTTCGTAATACACAATGCCACAAAAAAAAGTGTTAGTCAATTAAACACATGCATTAAGGCGCGCTTACTTACCTGATAATTGGAATGATTCATGATTCATCTTCCATTCATCCGCATCCCAACCCACGAAACCGCAACTGTCGGTAATCCTCGTCGTCGCTCTCGCAGTGGTTGTCGTAGTTGTTGTCGTCGCTGTTGTCGCTGTCGCTTTCGCTTTCGCCGTTGTCGCATGAAGGCGCTGTAACCGAAGGCGCTTGAACCGAAGGCGCCGGCGCGGGAACACCATTGTCCCACATGCCTTCGTAGACCACCCGGATCAGACCGTTGCCGGACATATTGCGCATCACGCCGTGCCCGTGCATCAAGCCGTCGCACCAGTTGCCTGCGAATTCGGTCCATTTCGCCAGGTGCGAGTTTTCGTCGCCGACCACGCCAGTGATGTAAATCTCCGTCTTCAATGTGCCTTGTCCGTGCTTGGCGCCGGTTTCGTTGACATGTCCCGTGTACATGCTTCCGTCGTCGTTGTAAAGAGTCACCGGTTCCTTGGGTTCTGGTTCTGGTTCATTGAGATTGTCAGACACGGCCGCAAACGCTGTGGCGGTCCAATAAGAAGATTGAGTCGCAGGCTGAGCCATTGTAATCGTTGTAATAATCGCAGGGAAAACACTGATGGATTTCAAATGCTTTTTGAAATCAATTCAATTTTTTTAGTTTTCATTGATTTTCGGGATGACATTTTATCAAAAAATAATTTTTATGATTTTCATGATTCATGTTTTGCGTTGCTTGTGGCGCACATTTCGCACGCCACTGCCGCCGCTGCCCGTGGATAAGCTGTGGGATTTGTAATACACCTGCGAATTGTTCGTGAATAAACTGCCCCACACTAAAGGGCGAGGGGGTGCAATGTGGGGGTACGCATAATTGCCCACCAATGATGGATTTGTGCTTCCGACCAACACGTCGTTGTCGTCGTCGCCCACGGACATCCCCATGACGCCCATCACTGAAAACACCCTTAAACGCGTGATTTCGAACCCAGTTTCGCTCATCGGGCCAATTATTAAACGCGGGATGTTTCCGGTGCCCACCGTGTAATGCTCCAGACCTTCGTTGAAAACGTGCGCTTCGCCGGCCACAATTGGGTACGAACGACCGTCTACGATGAAGGTTCCAATGCTATTTGTCAAATAAATCACATGGGTTTTACTAAATTGTTCATCTGCCCTGTCAATGTGTGCCGGCGTGTCGCCTTGGATCCATCGCATGGGAACGGTGCTCTCCACCTGGATGGATAACCGGTTTGCCAGTTTGACCCTCATGTCATCCGACAAAGGAAACGAAAATTTTACCATTTTTTGTGCATCCGATACCTTTGCCTTGTATTCTTGCACGATTGGGTGATTCAATATTTCATCAATTTCGCTGGACGAAAAAATGTTCTGCATTGTGGTTGGTGGTGGTTTATAATTATAACATATAAAAAATGAGCGTTGGGTTGTGATTGTCAATCAGCAAGCAAGCACCGGCACGCTTGTGTGAAACCCGTTGCATTCTTCCTTGTGCATAGCAGCCTGAACGATGTGGAACGAATGCAGCGTCCTAACCAAATCTATGTTGTCAATTTGCAATGCAAACAATGTGGCAAACATATATATGTCTTTATACGTGCTGAATTTCTCTCTTCTTGCATGATTCAATTTTGAATAAAAAAGTGTTAGTAAATACAACACACAATATAACACGCACCTGATTTGCATTTCCTGATTGCATTTCCTGATTGCATTTCCTGATTGCATTTCCTGATTGCATTTCCTGATTGCATTTCCTGATTGCATTTCCTGATTGCATTACTCCAACGCCGCAATGCGGGTTCCGCGTGCATTGGAATGTTTTTGCGCCCGGTTGGTGTGCGTCCATTTTTCAGTGTGCCGATTCTTGGCTTCGTGCGAAGAATGATGTTTTGACGGCAAGTCGGTGTCCTTTTTTCCGTTGAAGAGCACCACCACCGGGTCATTTTCATGATTCACATTGATTGTGATTTGGAAGGGAATGAACTTCGGCTTCGGCACAATGGCGGCGCTCTTGCTCTTGGGCTTGGGCTTGGTCTTCTTGGCGCTGACGCTCTTGGCGCTGATTGTTTCCCTTGTTTCCCTTGTTTCCCTTGTTTCCGGAACATGGGGGACATCGGTGCATTCTGGAATCTCCATTTCGCCCTCGTCGCCGATTTCCTCGTCGCCGATTTCCTCGTCGTTGGGTTCTTCGTCGTTGGGTTCTTCGTCGTTGGTTTCTTCGTCGCTGGGTTCTTCGTCGCTGGGTTCTTCGTCGCTGGGTTCTTCGCCCTCGTGTTGAAGATGCAGGTGTAGGTCTTGGTAACACCCACCGAATGGGGCGATTCGGCAGCCCCCACCGAATGGGGCGATTCGGCAGCCCCCACCGAATGGGGCGATGTTGGGAGTGACATCACCGCCGTCACTGTAACTGCTGTAACTGCCGGGGGTGTCGTCATCGCAGAATTCGCCGTCATTGGTCGGAGGAACCCAGCGTTGTTGCCAACGTTGTGCCCAGAATTCACCCAGTTCAATTTCTTCCTCGGTTGCTTGGTATGGATTTTGCATGTTTGTCTCTTTGTTGTGGAATCACTACTTTGTTTCAAATGCTTTTTGAAACCAATTCAATTTTTTCCATTTTCAGTGTGTTTCTGGAGTCACCTTTTGTCAAAAAAAAATATGGTTTGCGCCGGACATTTCATCACGAATGAATTTGACCGAGTAATTGATTGATATATCTGATCCAGCACGAATATCATTCAACATCGCGTCAGTTGATACATCAAACGACGTGCTGGTGACATTAAAATCCACATTATGATACTTATTTTTCTGCAGGTGTTTCATCTGGTACATGTCATATTTGGTCTGAATGCGCACAAGCGGCACCACATTCTTAAGCCACCACAATGACCCTTCATTGTGTTCATATGTTAAATTCTTAATATTGTCCAATGCAAAGTAATTCAACTTCAAATTGGTGGAATGATTCAAATATAAAGGAATGATGAGCGTTGAAATGTTATTCATGTATGCAGTTGCATCCCATGCAAATGGATATTGCAAATTCACGGGATAATACCCAATGGTGTGGGTTGATATGTGAATTATGTCTGCCACATTTGTAATATTATGATCGTATGTGATCACATTCCGACCATTCATCTCACGGGTGTTGGTAAATATCACGAGTTCATTTGGCGTGCCGTCTTCAGATACATTCTTTTCATTTGAAATTTGAATAGCACATGTAATGAACCTGCGCATTTTTGAGATGGTGTTCATGTCAAAATCAAAATATCGTTTCAAATAAGCGTGTTTATCATTTGATGATAATAGGGGATGCAAAACCCCATTCAATGTCGTAATTCGGTCAAACACAGACACGTTGAATATTTTGTCTTTCAATGAAATAAACTCATAAAACATCCATTGCAAAATGAGCGTACCGTAATTTAGTTCAGTTGAATCATGTAGGATCAACTCAATGCATTTCGTTATCTGCGCATCCGTGTATTTAAACATTTGCATGCATTCAATTAAACCGATTTTGGCATTTTTTACAACATTTTTTAACACAATTTCTCTGCATGCAATCGCACCCGATATGATGGATCCTGCAGACACTCCGCCAAAAATGTTGAACATTCGCAGCATGTCAATGTTTTTATCCAAGTAATAATTATTCAATCGTAATAAATACACAATAAATGAGGTGTTTCTTAGTCCGCCTCCTGAAATGTCCAGGACATTTTTATATTGTTTCGGGTCGGATTCCACGTTTGTGGCATAAAAAATTTTTTCATTATTTTTTTCATTAATGAGTGGCAAAATCAGCTCATTGAATTCACTATCGTAATGCAACTGTTTGTTATAATTCAAAATCTTAACAGTCGCAATGATAGCCACAATGATCGCAATGATTATGATAGTGAATGCAACTGCACTGCGATGTAGTGATTTCGCAAACATGCCAAACAAATATACAAATCCTTGTATATTTGCAATATTTTTTTTTTCATTTGTGTATTTTTTTACAAATTGAAACGGTGACATAATACAATATATATGTTCTAACCAATATAACCAATACATACAAACACCATGTGGGTTGATCCGAATTGCAATAAGATTTGGTTTCAAATAATTGGTCAAAAATAGCTGGATCATAATTTTTAATTGATTCATAATTTTGGATGGCATCATTGTCATGCTCATGGTGTATCGCGTGCTTGCATGATTTGACCACCTTGTATTGAATAAAATGTACGAACAAGTACATAACTGTCAATAAAACCAGAATGTAGTTAGAAAACAGTTCAACATTTGTCATTTTTTTGAGCAGGTTATTAAATAAAATAAACAGCAATAATTGCGAGTTGTTCAAACCTTCCAATACGTACGCGTACCATTCATTTTTGTGTTTGGGATTGTGGTGCATGGCATGTATTTTTCCAAACACACCATCGGGATATTTGTGTTGATAACGGTGTATTGAATATACCCAAAATGAAGCGAATGTTAGCGTGAACATGGCTCGGGTGTAATCCACCGCCCGATGGTTTGTGCATTCGTTTATTAATCTAAATAAAATATATACAAATGATGTTAATTCCACCAACTGTATGATCATTATAATAATATATTGCAACATAATAATTTATTCACGTTATAATTGCCCGCCACAATCGCCACAATGTATCATTTAATTCATCATTAATGCATCATGGACTTGTCAATTTGCACCTCCTTAATGAACCCCTTGAGGATCTTCCGTTGCGCCACATCGTCATTCTCAATGTTCTTGTACAGCTCCTTGCACAGCGTCAAGTACTCGGTTTGCATTTTCTCGTTGGATTCCCACCCCGTATGCGCCGCCATCCAGTCCTGAATGACGCGCGTCTGGTAGCACGACGTCAAGTAAATGAACTTGCGCACGTGTTCCAGCTTGTCGTCCTTTTCCCATTCGTCGTTTTTAATGTACATGGTTTCGCGCTTCACGTCCGTGCAGTGGATCGGCCGCTTGTGCACGTCCATGCCCTTCAAATTATTCACGATGATGGAGCTCACCCCCTCAATGATGCCGTTGTTCTTCGTGAATTCCAGATCCGCCACCGTGATGTTGAGAGACTTCACAAAATCACTCAATTTAATCGCATCCTTGCACTCCTCGTTCAAAAACACGTTCAGGTTGAACTGCGTGTTGTTCGTGGTGTTGACCACGTTGTTGCTGCCAATGCGCGGCGTCATCTCTCGGATGGTGCTCATCAACTCCTTGTTTTGGTTCAGCAGCTCCTGCACCACCAGCTTCTGATCATTTTGATGCTCCTCATTCTGCTTTTTGAAATAGTTCAGCATGCACGGCACCATGTCCTGCAGACTCAAGCAAAAGTTTTCGCCGTTTCCGCTGTTTTTGCACAGGTCTGACAGGCTGATCGTCACCGTGTCGCTGCTCACATTTGCGCTTGGCATCTTTTTTATGATTTTGGTCGGTTGGGAATCAACCGTGGGCGCCGTCTTGTTGCTAGGGTTATCTAGGCACTGTTTTTCGTGGTACCAGCAGCTGTTCCTAGCGGAATACTCCTTTTTGCAAAATTTGCACTCGTATTTGGGATTTTTTGTCCCTTTTTTGTGTTTCGCGTTCAAAATCGTTCTAGAACAATGTTTACTAGTGGAGAGATGTTTGTCAAAATCCTTTAAACTGCACGTAACATAGTCACACAACTTGCACGTGTGGGATTTTTGGCTACTTTTGGGGATTTTTGGGTCCGAAAGCTTATCGTCAGAGTCGGTGTCCGATGACATGGTGACGAGATGATGAATGATGTGAGGTTATAACATATCATACGAAAATATCTTTATATGGGTTGGCGTTCTAAATCGTTCTAAATTTTTAGAACAAAAATCCCACCCCCTGGTGCCTTTTTTTAAGCTTTTTTTGGAGCCAAAAATCACTTTTTTCACCCCCTCAAAACATGACACCAGTATGCTCTCACTTTTTATAACAAATCTTGTATTTTAATTTTGTTATTTTTTGTTTTTACTCTGCAAGACTCTATAAAATTATCAGGAAATGGACAAAAAAAATGTCCTAAAATCGATATGGCGAAACCTTTTTGCGCAAAACCGCGCGGCACTAGGTAATTTGCGGAACTTTTTCGGAGCCATTGGCGCGAGAGCATATATGGTAAGGGGGCATGCGCCCTCCTTAAACCCCGTTTGTGGGGGTCGGTGCCAAAAAGGGCGGCTTTGCTCGCGTGCATGTCCCTTTTTCGGGGTTTCTTGTTTCCAGAAAAAAGCTTTCGGCGTTTTGGGGACTGTCTTCGGCGGCATTGTGCCGCGTGCATGTCCCTAAAACGGGGTTTCTTGTTTCCGGGAAACATGGTTTGCCATTTTGGGGACTGTTGCATGCCCCTTTTGGCGGAAATCATTTGATGGCATGTCCCCCAAACGGGGTTTCTTGTTTCCGGGAAACATGGTTTGCCGTTTTGGGGACTGTTGCATGCCCCTTTTGGCGGAAATCATTTGATGGGATGTCCCTAAAACGGGGTTTCTTGTTTCCCGGAAACATGGTTTGCCATTTTGGGGACTGTCGCATAAATCGGCACAAAAATGTGCATGTCCCTTTTTGAGGCATTCTTGTTTTGAAAAAACATGGTTGCGGTTTGGCAACGTTTTTGCAAGAGATGTTTCAGTCGTCAGATTCGGACCCCGACCCACCTTGTTCGTCGTCTTCGCTGTCGTCATCAAAATTTGCCCACGACGGGTGATACATGTCCGCCGTGGTGGTTTCGTCGGAGTTTTTCTGCCATAGGGCGATGCTGTGCGCCGTGTTAAATGCAATCTCTCTGCACAGGCTCCGGATCATGGCTGCCCGGCCATTCAATCCCGAAAATGAATGGATCATTTTAATCCGGCGCTTCATGTCAAACATCCGTTCTTCTTCGCGGATGAGTTCAGTTGCGGTTGCAACGGACACGGGTTGAATGCATGCGCGCTCGGGTTCCAATACGGCGCGACAGGTGGGGCACGTGTTTTTTTGTCTTAAAGATGTCAGCAAGCACGACGTGCAGAATGTGTGTCCGCATGCCGTGACGGAAACGTTTTTGGTTCCGGTTCCGGTTCCAGGAACCTCCAAACAGACGGCGCACACGTCTAGTTCTTTTTTTTCTTCTTCGGGTTTGGCGGCATGTTGATTCCACAAATATTGCATTGCGCGTTGTTGGAGTTGTATTTGGGGATTGGATAACTAACATGCGATTGCTTTCAATTTTTTAATCATCTTTAAAAATTGAAATGGATGCGTGCGTTGTGTTTTGCAGGTGGGTGGGTCATTTGCGAATTTTACGGCTATTGCGTTTTTTAGTTCGGCGCACACGGGGTTTATGTTTACTGCGTCTGGATTTGGCGCCTCCCTTTTTTGATGCTGATGCGATCTCAAATTCCGCGAGGAGATGTGGGGGCATTGAACGAATCAGCTTGCCGCGTTCGGTGTGATCTAATAATTCATAACATATTTTGACGCGTGATTTGAATTTATCCATTTTTTTTAATTGAAATATTAATTGCGATTCTCTATATTCGGTGGACAGCACTGGGTTCGAAGATAGTTGTTGAATGTTTTGGGTAACTTCATGCATGACATTCAAATATTCAATAAACAGGGTGTCCTGTCCGGGATAATACCATACTGCATTTGCATTTGTTGTTGATATTATTTTCATGTGACTTGTGTTAGCATACAAGGCTGATGCATCGTGCGCGGGCATCACAGTTACATCCATTAGTTCAGTTTGAGAACCGCTTGTTTTCCAATTTATTTTTGTTGTCAACACGCTATTCGTTGCAGGCCGGATTGTCAACCCGAATTCGTCTGGTTTGGCAACTGCGGACACTTTCATTATTTCCTGCAATTTTTGTAATCGTTCATTCAATCCTTTTTTTCGGACTTGATCCTCTGCGGGTGCTTCATCGCTTATGCCACTTATCCACAAATTGTGTTGTTCTATTTTTTTTTGGGTTGTTTCTAATTCTTTTTTGCGAAATTCGTCCATTTTAGATAAACGGGCCTTGTCGGATTCCATGTGTATCTTCACGAATGTTTCAGCCGTATTTGCAATAGACGTTTGCAACAATTTTATTATTTCCGATTGGTCTTCCATAGACAGCTCAACGCCGATTTCTGGTACTACCAAACAGTCTAGGTCCGCGTTGGACACCGTGGATGTTAAATCATCCATGTCTTTTGTTGTCGCAAATGAACCAACCGTTTGCATCGTTTTTAGTATATTCATGCGAACTGCAAATCCACCTCTCAAAATAATGTGGAAACGCGCAGTAAACACCCGATTCATAATTCCGATTGCCATGAACAATTTTAATTTGATGCAATTTGCATCGGTCATTACTACATCTTGGCCAGGAAATGTGAAAAATCGTGACAATAGATCAAAATCGTCCCGGGGAATCATGCGTTGCATCATGCTGAGCAAGACCATTCCTTCATTAATTTCATCCACGTAGTTCAATGCAACGATTAACTTTTTCATTATAGGTGAGGTAATGCCCTGCATTTTGGGGTTACTTGGGTATTGTATTATGTAATTATGTAATATGTAAATAATATAATATATTTGCGTTCATGTAAAATGCTTAAATAATGTGTTTAAATACATCACGCCATTACATTACATGCAATAATGGCTTCAAATGATGCAAATGATGATGCAATGGCGGCCATGACGCACATGATCAATTACGTGGACGCGTCGTCGTATGACGCGCAAATGACCCTCCGGCACAAGGAGAGCCGGCACAACATGGATCAAGTGTATGACCAATGTTGCAAATCCCAAAAAATAACGCATGCGGATTGCCAGTGTTTTTACGCCAATCTGAAGGCGCTGGAGCCGGTCATTGAAACCGATGATGACCCCGAATACACCGCGATTCACAATGCGTTGATCAAATGCTTTCGCGCCATCAAACGCGGGGGAAGCGCGAGCGCATGAATCAATCCGTTTTTTTCACAATATCCTCCAGCTCGTGCAAATCCAGCGCCGGCAAGTCGGTGTGGCACTCCCAGAAGTACTTGCAGTACGCCCATTTGAAATCGGGGCTGCCGTCGTCCGTGTATTTGGACGCGAGTTTGCTGCGCATTAAAGCGCGCTGAACGGACGGCGGCAGCAGCGCGTGGCTTGCCCGCGGCAGCACGTAGCACAGCTGCACCACGTCGCGAATGGGCTCCTTCGGCTTGACCTGCAAAAATGAAAATGCATTGGTTGGGTCGTGGGTTTCGGGTATGTGATGCACTAAATCGGCCAACAAGGGCGGGTAGTGGTTCGCGTACGTCCACTTCCAATCCACGCACCCGCGGGTGTAGTACCGGAACGTCCATTCCATGCCCTCCAAGTAATTGCGGCACAGGGCATCCCTTGCGGCACGATCATGGTCGTGGATGTCGCACAGAGCGGCGTAGTATCGGCGCTCCCACCCGGCGACAAACGGGTCAATGCCGCGCTCCACGCTGCGCTGCGTCATCGGCAGCATCATGACGTCGTGCATGACGTCGTCCTCTTTGTCGGTGTCGCGCATGTGGCGCGACTGTCGGTCCCGCGTCGCGTGCTCCTTTCGGATGAGCGTGAGTTCCTGCGCGGCCAAGTGGGCGACGAATTTCTTGTAGTTCGGCCAATGAATAATGTATTCGTTTTGGGGGGTTGTCTGTATGATGGTTTCGTCGGCGCCGATCGTGGCGCGATACGCGTCCATGAGGGTGGCAATGCCGGTGGTGCGAATGTTGAGCGCGGGGAAATGCGGCATGAAGTCGTTGCCCAGCATGAAACACATGAATATGTAGTCCAACTGGGGGGCGACAAGCGCCCCCCACACCCCCAACGGCTCTTTGCGCACCGCACCTTTCCCAGGGGGGGCGACCCTATGAGGGAGGGGTATGGGGAACCGTAGGTTCTCCAAGATGGCATCCGCAAACTCGGGAATGTCCATGAAGTATCTCTCCTTTTCGTCCAGCGCAACGTTGATGGACTTGACGAATTCGGGGGTCTCGCGATACAGGTAGATGCCGCGCGAGATGTGCAGGTGCGACATGCAGAGCATGATCAAGTCCGCGTCCAGCCCGTAAATGACGGTGTTCACCCCGGCGTGCTCCGCCGCGTGCTCGCGGATGTACTCAAACAGCTTGTGCTCGCCCTCGCCGGGCTCTTTGCTGCTGCTGACCATGATGCTTGCGCCGTTCAGGGATGCGCCGTTCAGGGATGCGCCGTAGTGCTCGGCCAGCTTGACGTGCAGCGCGTTCATGAATTGGGTGCCGGGCGTAATGGACGACGTGTTCCATGCCGGTTTAGGCGGTTCCACGCGCCCCACCCTTTGCGCGGTTTTATTGTAGTCGCGTCGGCGCTGCGTCTCCATTTCGCCCAAGTACCACGACTTGTATCGGCGTTCGCGCTGCTGGTTCAGCTTGGCCACGGGAGCCACGCCGTCAAACGCGAGGAACACGCTGCGAATCGGACGCATGATGGCAATGCAGGCGTCAATGCTCTCGCACATGCGCTGCAACAGTTCGGCTTCGTATGATGCTTGTTCGGCTGGGTTGAACTGCATTTGGCGCACCACGTCGTAGATCATGCCGTTGCAGTCCAAGTACAGATTGTGGATGCACGGCAACTCGGACAGCCGTTTGATGACATGCGGGTATTTTTTCAGCACGTGCGCGAAATAACTCGGGATGCCCATTGTTTATAAGGATGTGATGAGGGATGGGATGGGGTATACAGAGCAGATCAGCGTGTATGAGATAATTGTTCCTACAATTTTATATTTAAGTATATTATACATAACATATCCGCATGACAGCACCCGATTCACCCAATTGGATCACCGTCGCGCACGACACATTTGACGCATTATTTGGCATATCAAAGTTCAACCAGACGGTTCCGTTGGTAATATCCGGGGTTGCGATTGGAGTGTCATTGGTGAACCGCAATTTTCCGAAATGTCTGGGTCACCTCGGTGGCGCAACAATTGTCGCGCTGGTTTCGGTCGTGATCATTGCATTTAGTGGAATCCCGTGCAAACAATTCACCACCGCGTTCTTGTGGTACACCATTGGTTATGTGTCGTTTTGCATGCAATCGTCAACCAAGCTGGACGAAAACTCGTTGATCGGCATTGTGCTGAGTTTCATTGTGCTCATTTTTGTGGACGTGGTCACCTTCCTCGGAGGATCGTGCCAATCCCTCGGATCCGGGCTGTACATTGGCCTGATGTTGTTTGGCGTAGTGGGAGGCATTGGCGGATATTATGCCACTTACAGCCTAGATGAAGGCGCGCTGTACGATTTTAGCGGATGTTCGTGCGATGATTGTGATTCCAAATGTGCAATCGGGTCCAAAACTCAAACTGTGATGGCAAAACGGTTGGCGGCATGATGCGATTGACTCTATTGACTCGCCTCGCCTCGCCTCGCCTCGCCTCGCCTCGCCTCGCCTCGCCGCTCCGGTCATGGGAACAGGGTTCCAACCACGGTGGTTGAATTATGCAGGGTTGGAGCCACGATTAATCCCAACCGGCGGCTGCGTTCTTCCGGGGTTTCGCGTCGGCGCGCGCGGGTTCCAAGACGCGGTGGTACATCATGTGCATCATTCTGGTTGCCCTTTGTTGGGGTTTTAAAATCAGACCCAGGCATTGCACTGTGTGAGCTGCGAGGAGTTTCACTCATGCGATATGGCGATGATGGCGACGCACTAAACGTTCGGGACAATTTAGCAGGTGTAAATGTTTCAGGGGTTTGTGTCTGAGCGGCGCCTTTTGCTATAGCTTCCGCAACTTGCTTTGCCTTATCAATTCTGTCAAATCCTTTTCCCATGAGTTTGTTAAACGCGCGACCAGTGGCGGAACTGGCGGCACGAAACATGCCGCCAGTGCTTCGCCGCCGACTGATGCGCGAGTGATTACGACGACGTTTGTTTGTTTTCGTTTTTTTAAATTTTGCAGGCATTTATATAATGCGTGCAAAATAAATGCATGTATTCCATGTATTCCATGTATTCCATTACTTATCAAATTTGCCGCTGTTGTCGCGCATCCATTTTATGAACTCCTTGATGAGAATGTCTTTTTGAAAGCTGTTCACCAGTAGCCGCACGTTGGTGTTGCGGTATGAATACACCCGGATAAAGTATGGCACAACCACAAACGTGTTGGCTCGGCTGTATTTTGCGTTCAGCTCTTCAAACGTGAACGGGCGTTTTCCGGTGCGCGCGTTGACCGAGTTGTGAAAATGGAACAAGAACACTTTGAAGTTTTGTTTGGTAGCAAACTGGTCGGGGGTCAATTTTGAAATGAATTGGGTGGCGTGCGCGGCACAATCGGGGCACGGCAAATTGGCGCAAATGCGTTTTACGTACGCAAGCAGGTCG